GTGTCGGCGCTGTAGCTGCTGCCACCGCTACTGCCACTGCTGCTCGTGGTGGTTGCTGCTGCAATGGTGCGGTTATACTCGGCTTGCAGGGCATTTGCGGCCTCTCTGGTCATGCCTGCGGCTGAGAGTTCCGAATCTGTGGGAGTGTACCCGGAGGCCTTAATAATCGCATACAGGTTGGAATATGCCTGCTGTTGTCTGTCGTATGCTGTGGCTTCCTCAGAGATACGCCGATTGTACTCGGTTTCTTCCTGCTCCCTTGCAATCTGGTCAGCGGTGAGCTGCCGGTTATACTGCTCCTGCTCAATGTCTCTTGCCACTTCTTGGTCATAGTTGTAATCTTCAAGCTGGTCACGGTATCTGTTGTACTCGGTGTCACGCTGATCACCTACAAGACTATACTGTGTGAGCAAGTCGTCACCCTCGTCACGGTAGACATCATATGCAGCACTGTATAAGTCCGGCACAACGTCACCGAGATTTTGCAGATAAGCGTCGTATGCCTGCTGGCCTACCTGCTGGGCGTAGGTGTTATCATAACCGCCTGTGAGCGCTGCGCCCTGCCCGACGGTGTCTTTCATGGCGAGCTTGCCCTGCTGGATATAGTTGTTCTTGTACTGCTGGTATAATGGGTCTGCGTTCACGTCGTACTTGAACGGCTCTCTGTTGGAAATTTTGTTGTATATGTCTTGAAGCTGCTGGTCGAATGTTCCCTGATAGACCGGCTTCTCTGTACTCAACTGTGAGGCTGCTGCATTGAACACGGAATCGTCTATCTGCTCATTGTCTTTTGTAGCCATAGTAACCTCCTGATTTTTAAGTTTTAGTGTAACCCTCTAAGTGCCAACCGTACCATTCTTTGCCGTCCCAGAAGTTGTGCCAAACTCTGTGATAATTTGCTTCTAGCTCAGTGAGCCGGACGGTTATGCGGTCGGTGCTGAACCAAAAAACTTCTCTGTATGCGTGCCACACCCATGAAGTTTCGTTGGCTATTTCGTCTGGCAGATTCTTAATATCGTCGGCGAATCTCTCAAAGAAAGCGCTTTGGTTGAGCGGGCTGTCTCGCTGTTCAAAGTCCACGTTCAGCACGTCTTTATCAAAACTACTGCCGTCAAAGGCCTCTGCTGCATGGATAATCGTACCTGCCTCCATGCCGCCGTACATGAACCGCCCGCCTAACGGTAGCTCTACAGTGCTCTTGCCTGACGTGGTTTCGGGCGTAGTGCCAATGCCGACGTATGTTCCCTCGTCGCTCCGCTTTATCACCACATTTCGCAATTCACCGTCCAGTATGACTTTGCGGGTTATCTCGTCGCTTATCTGGTCTTGAATCGCAATGACAATGGTGTAGGCCTTTGTGGCATCTGTAGTGCCGCTGACGACGTTGTACACGCCGGAGGTAATGTCGAATTCCTCCCGGTTCTGCACACGGCTTGTAAGCTTCTTTACGGAGTTGCCGGACAATTCTGCATAGTATGAGGCCGTGACCTTTAATCTGTAGTAGTCACCACCGTCCAGCTTGTCACCGTTGGAATCGCACCTGTATATATCGTCTATCTTCACGCTTGGCAGGGTGTACGGGACAACACCTGTTAGGGATATGCTGTCGCTGCCGGAAAGGCTGCGCTTGTCCGTGGCCTTTACGGTGAATGTAGTGTTGCCTGTGATGGGGGCTTCTGTGTATGCCTCATAAAGCCCTGTGCTGCTGTTGAGCTTTGCCTTGGCTGTAGTGCCGCCGGGGAAGGACACAGTGACCTCTTTAATGTCAGACTCGGTGTTGGCTGTGACTGTGGCGCTGATTTTCGCATAGCTTATGTTGGCTATCCAGTCTGTGAACTTCTCAGCGTTGCTTGGCTGTTTAAGCTCCAAGGCCAGATTGGAAACCGTGGGGTACATATCGCTCCCGGCTTTCAGCGTGAATGAAGCAGTCTTTGTAACGCCTCCGCCTGTGAGTTCGACAGCCAGCGTGATAGATGTGCTGGTGGTCACGCCTGCTGTGTCAAACCAGCTCTTTGTCGGGTATAGCACCACTTGCCCGGTGGTGAACGGTGAGTACGTCGCTATGGTCGTGCTGCCATACTTCACAGTTGCCGTAATGCTAATGCCGCTGCCGTTCTGGGCTGTCACTGTGAGCTTATCGCCTGTGCTCACAGAATCAGAACTGAGCGTAATCCCGGTGAATGAATAGTCCTCATAATCTGCAAGCAAGGTTTCTGCCGAAACGACAACTTCGGGGTCGCTGGTGTTGTAATGCTGAGAACAGAACATCACATATACCGAGTTGCCGCTGGTTATTGATAAACCGCTGAAACTGAAAACGAAATTTTTAACGGTATAGCCAAGTGACTGTTTAGTTGACACAGTACTGTAGTCGCTGCTTGGCATGTAGGTTAGCCCTGTTGGGTCGGCTGTGTATACTCTGCAATATAGGTCTGCGGTCGCACTGTTGGAAGCGCCTGTAGAAAATCCAACATTGACAGTAAGCTTTGTGAGCTTTTTCCCAGAGGGGACAACTGCTTTCAATGCCAGATATTTTTTGCTATTTGCGTCAACGTCCACCGGGCTGGCACTCGTTCCCCAACTTCCCCAGCCGGAGGCCGTTCGTATTCTTCTGCTGCTTATTTTCAAAGACGTGGACATTGTTATTCACCTACATAGATAATTTCAAATTCTGTACTGTCGGCTGATGAACGTATCTGCCATGAATCGCCTACCTGTAGAATGTTCTCCACAAGGATATTCGCAACATGCAACATACCGTCCTCTGCGTTGAACCAACCCTTTTTGTAGCCATCAATCCAGAATTGCCAGCCTGTGGAAGTGTACAGACCGAACGTCTGGCCGGAGTTCAGGTAGTAATAGGTGTAACCGTCGCCGGGGTTATTGCCATCAGAGGGCCCGCACTCTCCGCTGAACTTTAGGCTCTGGGAAATTGCAATGCCGGTGACGAACTCGCCGGTGTCCGGGTCCTCTATTATTCCTCGCCGAATCTCGCCGTCGATATTGGTGTAGTAGTGCTGCATGAGGTCTATGCTGTCCTGCATTGATTCTATGCTGGAAGAATAGCCGTAGCTCTCAACCACACCCTTTGCGGCTGTCTCTATCTTGCTGTCAACACTTTCCTCAAACGTGCCGAACTCGCTCTTGGCGACGTAGGTATCGGAATAGCTCTGAAAACGGCTGTTGCAATACATGGTGACAGCGTCGTCACCGGAATCTGCGTAACTCCTGCTGGTGTTGTCTCCGTCGGTAATCTTCTGTTCCAAGCTAGAGGCGTTTTTGATTATCAGCGATTTTAGCTCCTGTGCGGTTTTCTGGACTTCCACGGTGGAGCTTTTGGCCTCGCTGGCCTGTTTATACACCACTGTACCGTCTGCCTGTGTGGTGGCTGTCATGGCCTCCTGAGATGTGCTCGTGTTTGCCTGTATAACATTGTCAAGAGAGCTTGCCAGCCGGAAAAGGTAATCTCTTGTGGCGTTAAGCTGCTCTTGGATATTGCCACGGAGTATGGGTGGCTTCTCTATGTAGGCCATTACACGTCGCTCCCTTTTTTGAGTATGCAGGCAATGGAGAATATGCGAATGTTGCCCTTGCCGGATATTTTCAGCCTCATATGGTCGCAACGTCTGGGGCGAATGGGAATGGTGGTCGTGCCGGTGCTCTTGGCTACCACCTTGCCGAAATACGTCCACACTCCACTGCTGTCATATTCTATGAACACGTTCAACTCTGCGTTAGTCCCCATGTTGAGCCTGATGTCATATCTGGAGGTATACTTCTTGCTCGGATATTCGTAGTATAGAATCCCGCTTTCAGCCTCCCACTCGACAGATGTTTCCTCTGTCCCAATTGTGCCATTGATGGCTATAATCTGGTTTTCGCTTTGCGCATACAACTCGTCGCCGGACTGAGTGAAATACTCCACGTTCAGACCGTCCTCGTGAATCCACAGGCCTTTCTGCGCATCATAGCAGAACAACTGACTTTCCCCAGAAACGTCCTCCATGCTGATGTAATACTTGTCTCCAAACGCTCCCGAAACCGCATTGTAGTACCGCTCATTGCCAAGCGCCTCGGACACGTCCACCGGCATACCGCCCTGATACGCCATAACGCCTGTGCGGGCTTTGTAGTACAAAGTCTCGTTTACTACTGCAAGGCTCTTGTGGCTGCCCTCTTGCACGCCTCTTGCCGGAATGTCTGTAATCTGGTGTGCTCCCACGCTGGACACTGTCACCGGGTGGATAACGCTTTCCTTGAAGAATGTGGGTGTGCCAAGGTAGTTTATGCAGCCTGTGAACTTGCCGTCAGAACCACGGCTTGCCCGCCAACTGTCTGTGCTTATGCCAAGGTACTGAGACCAGTTCTTGAAGTCTCCCAAAGCACAACAGTAAATTTCGTTGATGTTCTTAGCACCGTCGTTGCCGTAGAAGCAGCCCCAGAGCCTATTTTGAGCCTCGCAGACGTAATCCATTGTGGGCACTACCCGGCGTATGCGAATGTCGGCCTTGTCCTGTGTGTACTTATCGCAGCCCTGAATACCTATCACCACAATGTAGTCGTGGCTCGTGCTCTCGTCTCCACCAACAGCGTACAGAATCTTGCTGCCGTTGAGGTCGTCGTAGTAAAGGCCGCTTATCTCCACGCCATCATACTCGCTGAACTTGCCGGGCAGCTGTCCCATAGTGGTGAAGTCCACTCTAGTGTACACTGTCTCCAATATTGTCCA